CTCCGCCTAATTGACGGTGTACTTGCGATACAGCCCTGTATAGGTGCTGTGAAGCGGGTGATCCTTATGGTCCCGCCCATCCCAGAAGTAGAGCTTATCCAAAAGGTCTGCTCTGTTCTGGTCGACGATGACCTCGCCCCACGACTGGCGTGCCCACTCAGCGATTTGCTGACTCATTCCTTTTCTCCACGAGTTTGAGACGCCTACGAGCCGTTTCACGCGGCCCATTCTTGGCACGAGCCAGCTTAGGTTTTTTCGCCGCCGCTGTCGGCACCTCCACCTTGCAATTCGGGTAACGGTTCTGCGCAAACTCAATCGCCTGCTGGAGCGACTCAGCCCGGACCAGATCCCGCATAGCCCGTTGCCCTGGCAACCAGATCTTCAGCTCGAACAGCTGAGCCTTGTCTGAGCTGGTACGCGAGCGCCCCTCACCGAGCCTCAGTTCGGGGTCCTGCTGTTCCTGGAACGGTACTACTTCCATGATTGGGGATACGCGGGTTCATCAACGCTATGCACAGCAGCGTTGCAGTTACAAGACTGAGCAACAGTTCGCGCCGCAGCGACAGCCCGCTCATACGTGACCCATGAGGATGCGTCCTCCTTGGATCGGGTGAAACCGATCCCTTTACCAGAGTCGTAAACCGCCGTAACCCAGCGATCCTCGACCATGACGACATAACGCGTCATTGCTCTCAAGTGACTACTGTGTAAGACTACAGCCTATACGCTCCCGCTGTCGGTATATCACGAAACACAACTGAGTCTCATGCGTCAGTTTCTGACACTCTGCCCTCTTGCTTGGAGCGCATCCGTCCCTCAACCCGCCGCTTTACCGACTCGCGCCAAGCCGCATCATCCGCTTCCTGGGCAGCCTTGTACTCGGACGATCTCAGCGCCAGTCCCGCATAAACCAGCTCTCGCAGATACGCCGTAACCTTCTTGCCCTCTTGGGACGCAAGATTCTCCGCCAGCTTGTAACGGTGGGGGTCAATCAGCAGCTGACAGTAGTACTTGTTTCCGTGGTTCAGGGGCATGGCCTGCGGTCTAGTCTGCTACACAATAGCATACTGCGTCACAGTAGTTTCACCACCGCACATCGTCATCCACCCTCTTCCGCCAAGCATTAGCTTGCGCCACCCGCGCCCCACCCCTCTGCTTGGCGCACCCCTTCCGTACATCCCGCGACCACTCCAAAAAAGCTGCAGCCCGCTGCAAATCCGCCGTCTTCGCCGCACGAATCTCCCGCATCAACCACTCCATCACCAACTCTCTTCCCGTGCGGGCGCGACTCATGAGACTAAATCTGAGACTCGCATGACCGACTGGGGCCGATGCTCAGGACAAAGCTCCAGTGCCTTCATCCGTGCGGTGAAAGCATCTGGAGCAACGATGAACAGATCGTGAGTACCGCCGTGACGCGTGTGCATCCGAACGCGGTACTCAAAATCTTCCTGGGTCACTTGGCCTCTTGCCAGCTATCCCCGACCTTAGCTTCAGCAAGCGGTGGAATATCACCCAACCAACGAGCTTCAGCTTCCTCCATCACGGTTTGCAGCTGGAGCGCCCAGACATCTGCGTGTTCTTCGCGGACGAGCAAGATGATTTCGTCATGCACCACGCCGGCCAAACGCACCACGTCCTCCCCATCGGCGTGGAGTGAAGGCCACAATTTGCCAAGCGTAAGTTTGAGGACTGCTGCACCGGCTCCTTGGATCGGGGTGTTGCAGCGGGTGGTGAGCTTGTTGTGCTCACCCGGTAAAAACCGCCGCAAGCCCGAGATGCGTATGCGGATAGATGGATTGTCCTTAGCCGCATCAGCAGCGCGAGCATTCTGCTGCTGCCATTTGGAGATGCCTTTATATGCAGCGTGGAACTTTTCCCGCACCTCCGCCGCCTCATCAAGATCCATCTGGATTCCGGTCGAAGCCGCATAGTTTCTGAGTCCTTTTGCACCGCTTCCGTATAACAATCCGAAGTTTGCCGATTTTGCGATTTGCCGCTGTTCCTTCGTAACCTCATCTGGCTCTACCCCATAAATCTGCGTCGCCGTCATCGTATGAAGGTCCTGCCCCTGCTGGAAGACTTCTGTCATTAAGGGATCCTGTGCTTCTGCGGCTGCCAAGCGAAGCTCCATCTGCCCGTAGTCCGCAACAACCAGTTTCCAACCAGCTGGAGCTTGAACCGCCAAGCGAAACCGTGGATCACGCGGAATCTGCTGGAGGTTCGGCGAAATACATGACATACGCCCAGTGTCAGCCCCAAGCTGCAAATAACTGGCGCGAATAAACCCGTCAGGCGAGTAATTCTTCAGCAAAGTTTCTGCCATCTGCCGACGCTTTTCTACTTTCTTCCATCGCAAGTAATCCGCCACAACCTTGTGATCACCCACATATTCTTGGAGCGCCGAACGACTAGCACTAGGCTTCCCGTTCTTCATATCCATAGGCGGCTCACCCAGCAAAGCTGTGAACTTCTTGAGCAGCTGCGCAGGACTGTTCAGGTTGAAAATATTTGGATCGACCTTCTTGCCTTTCGGCCCCGGCTTCGTCTGGTACAACAACTTCCCATCAAGCCCACGGCACAACTTGTGTTCTGGAGGAAGAGCAGCATCAAAGTCCTCGATAAACTGCTCACCTACTTCAACGTTTTCAATATCTAAATCTTCAATTAGCTGTTCCAGTGCCTGTTTATTGAACGGCAACCCAGTGCGCCAAAGTTGCGCCATTGCCGGAAGCGCCTTGCACTCAAGCTCCCAAGCAGGCATCAACGCACCAGTCGCCATCCGCTTCGTGATTTGCTCCCATAGCTGGGTCAGCACCACCACGTCCTTAGCCGCATATTCGATCTGCTCCACGCGCAGATCACCCGACCAATCGCTCTTCTGCTCTTCCTTGGAAATCTCTTGGCCCAGGTAGCGATGCACAACGTGCTGGAGCCCATGCTTCAAGTTAGGCAGCCCATTTGTCAGGATTCGGCTAGCCAGCATCGAACAGTAAACCTTGCCTTCTGGATAGATCTCGTGCTCCTGTAGCCAACCGAGGTCAAACACAGCGTTGTGCGCCAACCATTGCCGTGGAACGCTGCAGAACTCTTCGAGCGTGATCCAGTCTTCATCACTAAAGCTCCAGCAATCCAACACCACCGGAGTCTTGCCGAAGGTGGCCAACTGCAAAAGCCGAAGACCACCGAACTTCGGCTGAAGCCCAGTGGTCTCAACATCAAACGCAACAAAACTTGCATCATCGAGCGTGGACAGATACTCGATGCCGTGGAGGATTTCCATGCCTGGTAGGGCGTGTACCCTACTACTCTAACAGGCTGTCAACCTCCCTGGCGGAACAAAGCACAGCCGCCGCGAGTGTCCCACCCTCAGGAAACCCAAGCAAGCACCGCGCCTTCCAATGTATGCAGTTCTTGCATGGGCCGCCGTCAGGCTGTGGCTTATACCCCCGACGCAGCCGCTCCATCCGCTCCTCTTCCCGCCCAGCCGGACTGGTGCGATAACACTTCATGCAAAGCACGGGATTTGTGGTCTGCGTACCGCAGCCTTGGCACGCCCTGCTGTTGATTGTGATGGCCATTACTCATCAACTTGATAAAAAGAACATTGGATAGCAAAAGTCCCACCTGCCTCTGGAATATCCAAGCCGCACCGCTTTTGCCACCAGTGCGCACAATCTTGGCAAGTGATTTTTGTGCTGCGGATAGTTGGCACAGCACCTAGGGCTTTAACTGGCGTAACGCGCCGTGGAAGTTCCGGCCACAGATCTTTGTACGCCCGCCCTGTCCTGATCTGACTAACCGACTGGGGCACTACCCCCAAAAGCCTCGCCAGTGCAACGTTGTCACGCTCATCCGTAAGGATCAGCTTGACCTCCTCCGGCGTCAACTTCCTAGTCTCTAGCGGCTTGTTATCCGACTTGTGCGTTGGAACAACTTCCCGCTTGAGCTTCTTGTCGTAGTAAACATTCCACTTGTATCCGCAGCACTTACAGCGAAAGCGGTACGAGCGAATCGTCGACCCATTCCTCCAGTTGTACGTGTTTACAATTTTGCGAAAACTGTGAGTGCAGTAATTAGTCATTTCAGTGTTTTAAGAGTTTTGGTACGGCTCCGTGGCCAAAATGTTGATCAAACGGTTCAAATACCAACGGGCTTTGCGAAAATCCTCGTAAGGATCTTTTTTAAGCCACGCCCGACTGACGTATTTAATAACCTGCCACTGCAGGCCACCGACGACAGCATCTGGAGCGTGCTTCACCCAATCCTCAATTACGTCGATTACCTCGACGCTTCCAGCCGTGTAATGGCTGGGCTGATTCACTGGATCACTCATCCTTTAGAACCCTGAACAGCAGTGTCGCCTTGATAGCGACCAGTAACGGAATAACTTTTGCCGGGCAGCATCGACATCTTGTGGAACACAATCTGCGCGATGCGCATACCCGGCCACAGCGGAACAGCGTGCATGGACCTAGCGTTTTGCAGTTCCAGCGTTAGCCGCCCCTTGTACCCAGGGTCGATGTACCCGGCAAGCAGATGCTCAATCCCTTCCCTGGCACGACTCGACTTCAGCGCCAGCTGCCCAGCAACACAATCCGGGAGATCAAACTCCTCAGCAGTCTCGGCCAAAACAAATTCGTGGGGCTGGAGCATGAACGGCTTTTCCTTCGTGTACCCAGTAATGGGGTAAGGCACCAAACTGGTGGTGGTCGGTAACTCCACCAGCAGATTCTTGCCGAGTCTCACATCGAGACTGGCCGGATTCACCAGCTCTTGGAGAAACGGCGAGACCAAGCCCCGCCGCGCCAAGTTGTGAATTTCAAAGTCACACAAAATCGCCATCAGTCAGCCACCACAACCGGAGTGGGCTGCTGGAGCGTCACGTGCTTCCAAGTCTTGTTCCACTTGATGCAGTTGATCGTGGTGACGTGAACGCCAAACTCACGAGCAATTTTTGCGACAGACTTCCCGCCATCAGCGAGTTGGCGCTTAATTTCCAACACCTTGGGCTCCGTCAACACCGCGTGCCCACGCTTGCCCTTGCGGCTGGACTTACGAGTCTTACTTTGAGACTGGGCTTTTTGTACGGACGTTGTACGTACAAGCTTTTCCCCAGCGGGCAGGGGGATGGTCTGCTTGGGCTTGGTCAGGTCCAGCTGAACGTGCTGGGACGTCTCTAATGCAAAGCGTGCTGCTTCAAGTGCTTTAGAGATCTGATCGAACTGGGATTCAGAGAGGACGTACATGCTCATGGGTAAGAACGTGTGCAGTGTAGTAGGGGATGGTCAGTTTTGAAGCTCCAGCTTGATGGCAGCCTGGAAATAGCCCGCCACCTTCAGACGGCGGTAGACAGAACCGCCCTCCTCGCTTTGCTTGTTCTCGATGGCGTCGTAATCACGACGAGCTTCCTCCAAGGAAGCCATGGTCTCGATATTGAGCATGTTCAGCTCGCTATCGGACAGCTCGGACAACTTATCGAGGTACACCAGCTTCCCGCCCAGCAGATAGGAGCGGTAGAAGGGCACCATTGAAGTTTCAGTCATTCGTGTTGGATCGAGTTCAGCCGAAGTAAGCGCGGCGGCGCTCTTCGACCCAGGCATCGTACTCAGCTGGAGTGGCAAACCTGTGCTTGAACACATCCGGCACCTCAGTCGAGGGCTTGCGTGGGACACTGCGCAGCTCGCGCAAGTCGTTGTCGTTGTAGCCCCGCGATTGGCGGTAGTAGTCGGCGTACCAGTCAGTCATGCGAAGTAGCTGGGATCTTGCTGGCGTATCCGGGTGAGATCCGTGAGTCTCAACTTGAGAATCTCGTGGATCGCCAGCTGTGCAAGTCGAGTGGAGCTGATGGTGTCGC